ATGGATGAGATGGCTGGCACTAAAAGCGAATATATGTCTGCTATTCTTGGTGCTAAAATAGCAATCGGTAAAAATCCTGGTGCACTATATGGAGTTGGTGCACTTACCAGAAATAATCCTGATGTAGGGGCCAAAGTATTTGAAGAAAAGTACTGGGGTGTTGACGAAGAAAATAATAGAATCTTTAGATACAGAAGACACAGAAAACGTAAGTTTATTCAAGTTGATTTTGGTCAAACTGGAAAGAAAAGTAAGAAGACAACTAGAGCAGAGAAACAATTATTAGCAGATATAGCTGCTGATAAGAACGCTACAGAAGCTGGTGGAGAGGATATTACCTCTGTCTATAGAGGTAAGTATCATAACACTCTATTAGAAAGAGCCAAATTATTTACACACCCCGCACCATTTTGGGAGTTTCTAGATAAAGGTTCTTCAGGCGGTGGTGACACTATTCCACAAGCAGGTACTGATTTTGTAGGAAAAGCAAAGAAAGCTATATATGTAAAAGCTAATCTAGAATACAACAAAGTTAGAGACACACTGATGAAAAAGTGGAGCAAGGAGTTTGATGATTTACTTGTTCAAAGAACTAAAGCAGAGAAGTTGTTAGACGAAATAACTATATTCATTGAACGTACACAAAGTAAATCAATGCAAGCTTTAATACAATTTCGAGAGAATCCTGCTGAACTAATACAGAAGCAGACTTATATTGCCAGCGTACTTACACAAAAACTAATTCAAATAAGTGGAGTTAATCCAAGTGCTGTAGCGTCAGAAATACAAAGAGTGGCGGCAAAAGTAGCAAGTGGCAATGTTGGCCCTGATATTAGAGTCAGAATTTTAGGAGAACGCTATCGTCTGAGGATTCCAGTTAAGAACTGGTTGCAATCTCAGAAATAGTGGGAGGGTAACACAATTTACATCGAGAGAAAACAAGACCTATCTGTATATTATTTTATAAAGACTTTATATAATGATGCACCCTTTATAAAGATAGTTGATGATTTCCCCGAAAATCTACTGACTATACCTACCATAGCAGTAGAGGCGGATACCATCATTACTATGCCCTATGAAATGGGTAATAGAGATAGGATGCAACTCCGTACTTGGTACTTTGATTTCTTTACTGAAAACAAAGCCCAAAGAGATGAATATGGTTATCGTTTACTAAATGCATTAGAACAACCTATACCAGTGTATGATTACGACCTTGGTTTTCCTCCAGCAGTTGTAGCTAGATTAGGTACTTTTAATGTAGATGAGTTACAGTTATCTCCCATAGCAGTTATTCCGAGTGAATCGGAAAAGCTCTATTACAGAGCCGTACTCAAGTATGTATCGAGTTACAATCCGTGTTAGTTAAGAAATAAATGAGGATTATACAATTAATTTAATTGTATAGACTACGGAGGCTTAATGGCTAAACGAACAAGTATCGCATCAAAAGAACTACAGTTATTTATTGTTGGGCCTTTTGAAGCATTTAAAGCATCGAGAGTTCAAAGACTTTCCCTTAATGCAGACATCCCTTCTACTACAGTTGACGAAATTGGTTCGGCTTCTCATGTAGGTAATGTGCAAGATTTACCAAATGTAACACTGACCTTTAGTGCTATGGATGTTGGTATTAAAATCTTCTCTGCATTGACTGGTACTAATCCGGCAGCTTATCCTGCTGCTGGTGTGGATATTTCCAGTCTTGGTGAAATTGATGCTATTATGTACGTCAAAGACGTGACAACTAATGACTATGTAAAGACAATTCATGCAAGAAAATTACAGATCAGAGACTTTACATTTACTTATAATGCAGATGGTGAGTCTACTGAAGATTATACCGCTATTGGTTCAGAAAGACGTTACTTCTCTAAAGAAGTTACTGTTGATAAACTTGTAGCTGCTGGTGTTACTCAAGCTCTTACTCAAACACCTTTGGTGCTAAAGAATGGTAGATACTTACTTTCAGTTATTATGAATGGTGTGTATCTTACTGAAGTTGCTGGTGCACCTGCTACTGGTGAATATCGTGTAACATTACCTACCACGCTGACCACAGGTGACGCCCTGGCTGGTGGTGGCATTATCATGGCTGTTTATCAGTCTGATCCTGTTGCTCTTAGTTGGGTGGATGTTGGTGATGCTACTATGCCCGTTGCTATCAGAGGTAAAGATGTACCTGTGAAAATTGGTTTGAATTCTATTCCTAGAGTTCAGTCAGTTACTATCAATGGTACGTTGAATACACAAACTGTTAGGGAGATGGGTAATAGACAGATTGTTGGTAGTACTAAGCAAGTGCCTGAAGTTACTGGTACTATTGCTGTGCTGGATACTGACCTAGAACTTACTGCTTTATTGCAGTATGGTGTCTTGGCTAGTGGTACAGAGTACTTCCCTGGTGAAGGTTGTGTGGTTAGTGGTGCATCACTGAGTATTCAGTTACTTGATCCTTGTGATGACACTCTGCCTTATACTGTTATCAAGGAAGTTTACATTGATGGTATTATACCTACTGGTGATGCTTTCGCTGGTAATGTTAATCAGAATACTACATTGAACTTCAACTGGAAATCCACTTATGGACACTGCAAGGTGTATAGTGGAGCACGTCCATAAATTGAATAAATTAGTCTAAATAAAGGGTTATTTGAGAAAGGGAGTTATATATAGACACATATTAATTGTGTGTGTGTATTAAATATAACTCCCTTTTGCTATAAATGGGGCTAGGTTAAGAAGGCCGAAAAGATATTGCTCTTACAATATCCTGCCCCATACACTAAGAGGTGTAAAATGAAACAATCGGGTGTATACCAAATTAGAAATTTAATAAATAATAAAGTTTATATAGGAAGTTCAAAGAATATCAAATCTAGACGAAGAGATCATCTTTATTATTTACGACACGGCCAACATAATCGTTATTTACAACAAGATTGGAATAAGTACGGCGAGAATAATTTTATCTTTGAAGTTTTACTTGAATGTTCAGATGACAGGAAGACTCTTTTGGCTGAAGAACAAAAATTACTAGACAAAATAAAACCAGAATACAACATTTTTATTATTGCCTATAGCCCTGGTGACAGACCTGCTGGCATACCTACTGGAACAGAATACGGTGCAAAAACTTGGACAGGTTTGGTTTCCCCTGATGGGGTAGAATATAGGAATATTAAAAACCTAACAAAATTTTGTAGAGAGAGAAATTTAGGATATGATGCTATTAGAGGAATAGTTAAAGGACAAACGATTAATAGTAAAACTGGATGGAAAAGATTAAAAGATGAGAGTATTAATGAGGATTTAATTAATAGAAGAAGGTGGCTAAAAAGAAAGTGGAAGAAGGCAGTAAAAGAAAAGATTATTTTACTCCAATAAAATTAAAATTTCATTTAGTAGAAAGGAATAAGAATGTCTATTTCACCAGAACGTAACGATATATCAATAAGTAAACTGTTTCAATGGTTTAAGAATTTCTCAATAAATTATGAAGGTAATCTATTAGAAGGTTACATAAGACTGATTGGTGACGCTGAACTAAATCGTGCCAGAGTTTTTTCACTTAGAAAATCTAGAGACTTACGTAATAAGCTGAAAGATTTAGAGTCCGATGAAAGATTAGCTTACATTGCAGAACAAGATAGTATGGAAAAGGAGGGGTTGGTAGAATACACTCTCTTTACAATGACAAACTCGTTAGCACAAGATATTTATAAAGAGATTACTATACCCTTCCCCAAAGAAGCACGTTCTGATTCTAAGTTAGAGAAACAAGAAAGTTATCAAACAGAAGTAGATGCTTATCCAGCCAAGTTTGATGCAGAGTTTAGACGATTACTGGATAAGAAACTTGAGAAAGAACGTGAAAGATTGTCTACACTTGATATGGATATATTATACAAAGAGTATGTAACTACAACTATCAACTATCTATGTGATATGGAAGTGAATAGGAAGTTTAAAGAGATATCTACCTTCTTAGGTTTATATAAAGATAATACACTTTCTGAACCTTTGTTTGATAGTTTTGATGACTTTGATAATCTCCCTACCGATTTGAAAGAAAGTTTAGTATCAGAGTATCAGGGTCTTGAGATTGGAGTAGAAGAGCTAAAAAAATCGCAAGGTGTAATGCAATAACTTCTCTCTGGTCTGTCTCCAAGGCATTACACCTACCCCTAGATAATAGAATAAAAGAAATAAGAGACATGCCCTATACATTATCTTATGTTACTAGAAAGTTGGTACAGCAAGATAATTTGTATGAATTGCCGAAGGACAAGCGTCCTAACGATAGACAGATATGGGATGATACATCCGAAGATTTGGAACAGTGGCTTGACGAAGTAATCAGTGGAAAAATACAAAAAGATATCGAGTTTGATATAGACGATATAGGCTAAGATAAAAGATGAACTATACAGATTATGTAAAGAAACTGCAAGAACAAATAAAGCAAAACTTGTTGGGTTATTCTAAGTTAGTCAGTGGTACTGACTTTACTAGAATTATTAACGATGCCTTGAATAAAGGCTATGTTGCCATTAATCCACAAGTAGGGTCTAAACAATTAGCTACGGGTTTAGCCAGACAGATACAACAATATCTTAATGCTACACTAAAAGACTTAGATAAGAATATACCTCAAATTGGTTTGGGTAAAGCCAATGCTCCAGCACATCCTGGAGATATTGCACAAACTATACGCCACCAATTAGTAGTAAAAAGCAACGAAGAATTTCTGCAAGCTAAAAAATTAACAGATGCACAGGCACTTAAAGATGCTTCTGCCGCTAAAAGATTAGTTGCACAACAGGCGGCTGCTGCTAAAAAAGTTTCTATTGCTCCTGTACTTACTCAAATACAGCAAGATGAAAAAGCTGTATTAGACGCACAAAGAGAGTTAAAAGCACAACAAAGATTGGAGAAAGCAAAAGCAGATTTAGCCAAAGCTAATGCTCAGACAGTGCGTCCTTTAGCCAGACAAGCACAGAAACTTGCCAAACTTCTTGACCCTGAAATTGGTGATATTAATCTAATAGCAGGTGAGTATAATGCTGCCAGTTCAGCTAAAGATACTGGTAAAGTCCACACAATCAAAAGTATATCTGATGAACTTCGTAAAAAGAAAGGTATAACTGTACAAACCCAAGAAACTCGTGATCTTTATACACCTATTATAGCAGATGCATTTAAAGTCAAACCAGGGGATGTTACTGAGTCACAAAGAGAATTATACTCAAGTCTACATGAGATGGGTCATGCTGTTGATACTAATAAAATGACTCAAGAACAACGTCTTAAAAGTCTTGCTGATGAAGCTACTTTTAGAGCAAATGGTACTGCAACACAAGCACAACACATGGATAGACCTAGAGAGCTTGCTGCAAATGAGTATGCTAAACAAATACTCCAAAATGCAGTTAATCAAGGTGTTGATCTTGGTGTGCCAAGTGGTTTAACTCCTCATGTTCCCCCCACTCCTGCTTTCGGTGTAACTTCAAATGCTACTACACGCCTACCACCCAATGCCTCATTACAAGCTAAAGTAGCAGCTTCTACACAAGTATTATCTGAACAAGTTGCACAGCAAGCTGTTAAACAAGCACAAGATCAAATAAATCAATTAGCAAGAAACGCTGGACAAAAACCATCTACCCAAACTCCTTCATGGATGAGTACAAAGCAGAGTCCTTGGGAAAAAGAAGTGGCGCTGGGTAAAACATGGAATAATCAACCTAATCAGATACCTGTACCACCTGCACCAAAAGTTAATCCAATGCAGGTGCAAGCAGATTGGGCTGCTGCTATTAAAGAACAAACAGCTAGAAATTTTCAATCTAATCCTAGATACAGTGCAGTATGGGGTAAGTTACAAGAAGGAGATTTACTAAATAAAACTAACTTTGCTAATGTTGGTAATATTAGAAGTATTAATACAGAACAGAATAGAAATGTAGGTTATATTTCTTCCCAGTATAAGGATACTGCTACTGGGATGAATATGTCCAATAAGGTGTTTTTCAATCCCCAAACTGGACAAGTACTTACTGACTTCTCTAATCGTTTCTCTACTCTTACTCAACGAATTGCTAGAAATACTAAAGAGTTTATTGGCTGGACGGCGGCTGTTACTTTAGTTTATTTACCCCTACAGAAACTTGGACAGTTAATGCAGGATACAATAGACCAAGAAGCTAGACTAGCTGATGTGGCTATTGTTATGCAATTATCTCAAAAAGGTTTAAATCAAGTCTTCTTTGATGCTGCTGATATTGCTAGGAAAACTGGTGAATCTCTTACTGGTGTTGTTGAAGGTTATGCTATGGCTGCACAAGCCAGTGCTGGTTATAGGGATGAAGTAGAAAGAGTTGTAGTTACTAATAAGTTATTATATGATTCAATTGTTTTAGCTAAGATGTCTGGTATGTCTCAGGCAGAAGCTACAGATACTTTAGTTGCTTCTCTTACTCAAATGAATATCCCACTAGACCAAGGTATGACATTACTTGATAAGTGGCAAGCTACAGCTAGAGCAGCTAATGTACCAGTTGCTACGCTTGCTTCTACCTTTGCTATTGTAGGGCAGGCTGCTACTGATGCAGGTTTAAGTATTGAAGAACTAAATGCTATTACTGCTATTGTAGCTACAGCACAAATTACCTCTGCTAAAGAAACTGGTAATGCCATGAGAGGTATTATTGCTGGTTATACTACTCAGGGTTCACAAGAAGTCTTGAGACAGTTTGGTGTTTCA